CGCACCCACCATTTGTAAAGTCACGCGGCAAAACATTAGCGTCTACCGCCTCAATCAACCCCGCCTCATTAATTCTATTTAGGTTCGCGGTATTCTGTACTGTTGTTATTGGTATAAGTGTTTTACCATCATTAGAAGATGCATATAAAACACTTGCTTTACTTGCTGCACCCTTTGGAATAATAATACTTGCTTTGTCTAGTAATGTTGCCATATTATGAAGTTATATCTAGTAATGATTTAAAAGTAGATTCTACGCAAAACAAAGAGCCTCCACTACCGCCATCGGCATTAGCTAGTTTTAAATAAAGTCTACCTAACGAACCAAAAATCTTATTCCCGAATTGTAAGCCTAAGCCTAGCCCTAACATTAAGAAATATAATAGGCAATGGCAGTACCCGCGCTTACGCTAATCGCTGTAAACCGACCGTAATAATAACCCGCTGCTAAAGCTGTACCGCTAAAATTGTCACCTTTAGCGCAATTATTAGTTGCCGTAACTGTTGCATCTGTCATTACGTGAATCACCGAAAAAACAGAACCGGTGACGGTGGCTGTACCACCTATAATTTTAAGCCCGTTTTGCCCTAAAGTATTTTCCTGAAAGTTTTGCGTACTTGCAAATTTATTATCTACTCCCATTATCTTTTACTATTTTAATTATATCGTTTTGTTTTACAAAAATAAAGATTTGCTTTTTTAAGTGATTAATACCAATCCCCATTTAAAGCCCTCAGTATTTTTCTTTCGCTTGCCGTTGAAATTGTCAAGCTTCCCGCCCCTAATATATTACCGGATGCTGGGGTTATGGTAATATTTTTACCCGAGCCAAAAGTATCATTTAGTATGATTTCTAAAACACCCCCGTCCATATCATCCGCGTCCGGTATCTCATAATTATAGGTTCCATCAGCCCCGCCCCAATTAAATAACACCACAGTCGATTGAATAGTAGCGGCCCCACTTCCACCAGCTACCGAATCAATAACGATGTAATTATTACGTTGCCCCTTAGTCATATAATACGGCTGCGACACGGCTAATAGATTTTCGTCTAGGTCTTGAACTAATCCACCGAGTAAATTAGGCCCGTAAAGAAGCCCACCCATTCTATTAGTTCCGCCCATTTTAAAGGATCCATTTGACCCCGCCGCTAAGTTGCTTAAGGATGGGCTTTTTTCCGTTGCGGTGTTTGATGACTCAGGAACTACGCCTATTTTTGTCCATGTAGCGTTAACCTCGTTACTGTAAGCGTCTAGGCTATAATCTTGGGCTATCCATACCGAGGACTCAAAAACAAGCCCGTACATATAACCTAATGAACTTAGCACGTTGCCCGTGTATTCTTCTACCACTTCCTTCTGGATTTCTAGCCGCTGTTTAACCAACAAAGCCCCCAATGCAATGTCCTCCGATCCGTTTGCTATTCGCCAATCTGTACACGCTTCAAAATTACCGCTAGTAGGTTCCACTATAATATTTCCCGTTTGCAGCGATCCGTCTCTAATTGCTATCTTACCATATTTCACTTGTTGGTTATCTGCTATTTTCGTATCTGAATTTTCTATTGAAAATAGTCTAATCGTGTTTCCTCTTGCGAAATAAGTGCTTAAACTAAACTCTACTTGACCGCCAAAATTACTAGGATTAACACGGCCAAAGTAAATCGGTAATGTTGAAAATGTACCTGGTAAAGCGGTTAACTTTTTGATTTGGTAGTTATCCATCGTTACGGTAATAGATCCCGTAGCGGGTAAGTCTGTGGTCTGTATTCGTTGCGTAATGTTATCTGCTGGACGGTAGACTATTCTTCCGCCGTTCAATGTGTTTATATAGTTAATTCTGTCAGCACCTACTACGTTAAATGTTACGGATGTCGTCTGCCATAATCCCGTGACATTATTCCAATAGTAGTTAGTTGCGCTATTAAAGTCATTCAATAAAATCTTACACTTAAATACAGGCCTTATCGCTACATAACCTTTCACCGAGGTGTTACCATATTTTACAATATCGGAAGGTGCAAAGTCCCAATCTACCGTAGTCTTAAAGTCTACATTAATAATCAAGGATTGCGTTATTGTTCCAAATCCTATAATATTCCTGAGAGACTGATCGAAATAACCGTACTCTTTAACCGTGCTTGTGGTGTAGTTTGCGCCCGTTAAGGTTATAAGGTTATCAAAATTGGAACCGTACGCATCCATTTCAATAGATACTTGCTTTATTGCTGGCTTAAAGACAAAATTGTTTTTTGCTAATCTAGCCGCGTCTATTGTTTGGTCTACCGTTTGCCCTAAGTTTACAATACTAGCGGTTAACTGTGTACCTGCCTTATTATAATAGTTTTGCTTTACGTTCTGGCTTGCTCTGCTTGGTATCTGCTCAAATACATAATGCCCGTTAGCCATGTATATGCGTGATAAATACACGCGCGCAAGTTCGTTTAATACATCAAAGCAGGTTTTATAAACGTTAGTCGCAAATCCATCCTCTCGTTCTTCTACGCTTACATAAGCGCGCACATCGAATAATTGAGTATCTAAGGGGTCATGTATCGGCCCGTAGGTCTGTGAGTTTTCCCACCAATTTACAGAGGTTACAAGGTACTTATCGTCTGTAGCCCAAAAGTCCGTGGATATACCACCTTGCAAGGCGTTTTTTATTATGTCCCTTACCTTGGTATGGAATGGCTCTGTGCTGTTTTCTGTGTTAGCAAAATTATAAGGGATGTTTTGTAAGTACGCTAATCCATCAATAGCGGAAAACTTTAAGATAGTTGGACTACTCTGATCTACTACCTCAATTTGATCCTGTAACAATATCCCACGCCAATATTGGTAGTATCCCGCTCCTGAGTTTCGTTCAACTAATACTAGATATTGATTACTCTGCTGGTAAGTTATTACATCGGCTACAATATCCTCGATTGCTGTACTGTTTTGGATAAAGAAAAAATCTAGCACCGAGGGACACAAAGAGCTTGATATGTCATCAACTACGGGCTGGTAAGTTAGATTAAACAACGGAACCGCTAGAGTACCCGTAACAACTGACCCCGCGAAACCATCCTCATAGATTGTGACTCTGTAAAAGTCTCCTGCAATATTGTGACCTTCACCCTGTAATAATGCTCCGTATGCCATTTAAAATCCTCTTTCTCTTGTTCTATTATTATTCGCGCGGTCTTGAATTAGTATAATATCTGAGCCTTTTATTTTACCCGATAAAATTATATTTTGGCCTTGACTTACTGAGTTCATTGCCCCCATGCTTACTTTGCCTAATTTCATACCTGTTAAAGAACCCATACTACCCTTTAGAAGTTCTTTAAAACTACCACCAGCGGCCACACCAAAACCCCCTAAACCTAGCGCTGACATTATAGTTGATAAAGCCAAAGCCGCTAAAGTTGCCGCTATTAATTGTTTTATTATATCCTCAAGCATTTTCCCTACTATTTCGCCAAATTTTGCCCCTTCTTCCATTGAGTTAACAAATGCAGCGGTAAGGGCGTTGCCAAATAATTGAGCGCCACGGGTAGCTCTGTCTAGTCTTTCCTGTTGTGCCGTAAAAAACGCAGCGCTTTCCGCGTCTAAGTTTTCTATTTCGTCATTAGTTGCCGCGAATGCATCAGCCATTGCGGACGCCTCATCTATGATAACTAAGCTTGTTACATTATTAGGTAGTATCTGTTTATTTTGCGCGCCGCTTGTTAGTAATGCCTGATATTGTACATAGGAATTAAACAGGTCATCGGCTAATTTAAGCTCCTTAGCTGATTCCGCGTTTAGTTTTGCTTTAGCGGCTGCTGCTTCTTCTGCTGCTGCTGCCGTTGCTTTTGCGGCGTCCTCTTCGTTTTTTATCTTTAATTTTATCGTCTTAGAAACTCGCTCGTATGCTTTAGCCTGCTCTAGTAATATCCTGTTTTGATCCTGTTTTTGTTCTTTAAAATCTGTATAGTCACCTAGATTTTCCTTAAATAGCCGTGCTCTTATTGGCTTCTCGACAGTAGCCCTCATTTCCTTGGCTCGCTTATCTATTGCTTTAACAGCCTCCTCTATACTTCCATACTTAGCAATTAATTCATCAAGCCTTGACATCGTTGAGTCATAGGTGAAGTTGTTAATATCGTTCAACTCTTTAACTAGTCCCCCGCTTATTACCTCGCCTTTTTGTATCATCACGGTTAAGTGGCCTATCAACTTAGATAGCTCACCGTTTGACCCACCAATAGCGTTTACTAACCTTTGCCCAAATGCTATTTTTAAGTCATCTATTTTGGCGGTTAATTGTTTCACCTCATCGGCAGAAGTTTTTACCTCCTCACCCATTTTTTTCATTTCCTCCTGAGCTATACGCCCTACTATTTCCGTAATATCGGAAACACTAGCCGCCTCAACTCCTACGCCCTTAAGTTCTGTTCTGAGCCTTACCGCACTAATTCCAAGGTTATCTAAGATTAAAGGGGACTTTCTACCAATACCTGTAACAATGGAGTTGACTAAGTAGTCTACACTTTCGCCCGTCTCCTTTGCTCTACGCCTAGCAAACTCAAATAACTTTCCAAGCTTTTCAACTGGTATTTGAAAGTTGCTAGCTTGCACCGTGGATTTCATTAGCTGCAATTGACTAACCGTCCCCTTAGTTGCCTCCTGTAAGTCTTCAAAAGTCTTTTGGCTCGCTATTCTATCAAAGGCTATTTTAATACCCTCTAATTGAGATGCCATAGTAAAAGACTCCTTAGAAAATTGAGCCATAGCCGCGACACTAAACGCGCCTGCCATAGCTGCCCCTATACCACTAAGTGCGCTCGTCCAATTAGTGCTAGTTTTCTTAGCGCTAACCGCTGAAGTTTTGGTTATTTTTTGATTTGCAGAATCAAATTTACTTGCCATGACCCTAAGCGCTTTCTCGAGCTTATTTAGCTTTGCGCCAATTTCTACGTTTAAATCTCCGTTAGTACTCATTTCTTTGCTTCTTTAGCTTTTAATTTTTCACTAAATTCTCTTAGCTTCCTGTACTCTTCTTCTCGTTGGTCTTCGTCCTTTTCATGCTCTATATCATAAAGCTTATCAAGTATGCGTAAAGGTTTGAATTTTCGCGGTGTGATTCCCGTTTTACTGTTCGCGCTTATTAATATAGCACTTAACGTTCTCACCCTGTCCCATTCCATTTCTTGGCGAATAATAAAGCCCCGGTAAAGTCTATCAAACTCTCGGGGCTTTAATGCAAAATACTCTTTTTCTGTGAGTCCTAGAACCCCAGCATTATCTAGTAAGCTATTCCAAGTTACTTTTTTTTTTCACCTTCTACCTCTTCCGCTCCGCTTTCGCTCTCTGGGTAAGTTCTAGGGAACGAAAGTAAAGCCATACTAAGAGCCTCCCCCATAAATGTAGGGTTCTCAATCATGTGGTTAAATACCTCGCGCTCGGTTAAGTCTAACTTTTTATTACCTACGTTTAAGCAAGTAAAACAAAGCTTTCCTAATTTATCAGCTGTCTTAATACTAAGCTTTTCGCCGTCTGCAACCTTAGCAAATTCTTGAAAGACTTCTAGGGTATCGCTGTAGGTTTCAAAACCGCATAACTCGCCAAATTCAAATAGTGCTTTATTATCAAACGCTAAAGCATACTCTTTACCATTAATCTCCATTAAGTAATAGTAACTTCTGCAACTGGGCCAGACTTCTGAAACTCGGCCGACCATGTACCCGCTTCATTTTGTGGACCTGAAAGCGTTAAACTCATAAGTAAACCGCCCATTCTGTAAGCTTTACTAGAGGATGCTTGTAGGCCGTAAGTTAAAGTTAAGATAGATTTAGCTAATTGAGCAGCAAATAGCTGACTATAGGCATAGGTCGCGGCTGGATCGTATTTTCCCTCAATGCTAATAGTTGCGTCATCCTCTCCCGCGATATACTGTTTAGACCCGTTTGAGTCCTTCGTAGTCACATCTATCATATCAGTAATGATACTCAAGTCGTGCGAAGTGGTCGCGTTAATTGTGGTGGTTCCCACACTCAATAATATACTCGTTCCGTTCGTAACTGCCATTTTTATATGTATTTAAAGTTCTTCAATTTGTAAGCTTAATTGTGTGACTTTCCGTAACTCTCTGTCATTATCAAACATAGTTGTAAAGTCGGTAATATTCTGAGTGTAAAAATAAACATTATTAAAAAGGGGTGATAAATCTAAACTACTCGTAACCGTGGGCTTAAGTAGCTCCAGAACTTTACTGTTATATTCGTTTATCAGCTTATTACTACCCGCAGGCCCATTCACGGGAATTACTACCTGAATAGTAATATTACCGTCTGTAATAAAGCGGTCCTTAATATCGGCATTGTTGCCGCTAAATGTACTTATATGAACATAGCCAGCGGCTACGCTGTCAGGCATTACAGAGTAGACGGGTATAGTTGTGCCGCTTACCGTTACGTTTCCATCTAGCAAGCTAAAAATAGCTTCGTAAACTTTGTTTGTGGGATCTTTCATATCTCAGGAAATAAGGCTTTTACTGTTTCAATATGCACTTTTGGGTATCGGTCGTGAAAAGTTGCGTAACCCCAAATATTAGTGTTACTCTTAACGTCTAAAACGCAAATATCTGCCGTGCTTATTACTACCGGAAAGATTCCAAATGTTGATATGTTGGCTTGACTTGTCATATCTAAGCCCCTGTTAATATCGTGGGGCCACATCTCGTAATCTAACAACTTAATAACTTTGTGAGAGATAAAACGCCCCGCGCCTATTAGCACGTTCTTGTGAGTGGTTAACACAAACTTACACGCGTCCTCCGTTCCTATCTCTGTAAAGTAAAGCCTATCAACTCCAAATACATCTATTTTGCTTTGCATTGCTGCTAAAGCATACTCTAGGTATTCATTAGTAATTAAATCATCACTACCGAGCTGTAATATATAATCAAAATCTATATCTCTTAAAGCCTCTAGCCCTATATTATGCTTGTTACCTAGTGGTTTGTTTTCGCATCTCACATACTCATAACCGTACTCTTCAATCTTAGCCTCGTCCTCGTCATTCGACACCATGCAAAACGGTATAATCTTTATTTGCTCAGGCCAAAACGCTTTAATTCTCTCCACTCCTTTTTGCCAAATGTCCAAGACCTCATGGCGGCCCCATACAGGGGTAAACACAACTATTTTAAAACTTTTTTCCATTCTTTTCAAGTGTTTCTTTTAGTTTTTCTAAAAGTTTAGGCATCTCATTAGCTACTGCTCCGTAGAAAAAATTCTGCGGTTCAAGGTTTACTTCCTTAATTCCTTTACCTTTAAACTGCATAGCAAAAGACTCAGGGAATCCAGCCCTGACTAAATCCTTTAAATCTACATTTTTTCCCGTGCCAAACTCAACATATGCGGAGTAATTAGCGCCAGAGGTGACCTCCCAAGTTAACCCGCGAGAGTATTTTTCAACTTTAATCTGAGATACGATGCCACCAAAATCAGTTGTTCTTCGTTGTAGTCTGCTTTTTATGTTAGCATCTAACTTATAAGCTGATTCCGCTAAATCTTTAGCTATGTCAGCCTTAGCTATTCTATTATAGGACTTTGCTTTTTCTGCAATTGCTAATATCTCGGATCTTTTAATTGTTGCCGTAATCATACGCCCGTAGAATAAGCAATAATTTTAACAGTACTCTCGTCATTGGTTAGGATAGTGTGAATAGTTAAGTTAAGGCCATTGTAAACGATTCTATACTTGTTTAAAGGCTCTGCACTATCTCCATTCCTATACCTTGCTATAATCTCGTAAGCGACATTGTACGCTAATTGATTAGTTCGCATTTCTCTATCTCCTCCCGTTTCGCGCACACTTCCCCAGGCGGTAAACTCCTCCGCGTAGCTTGTGGTAAACCCGCCTTGACCGTCTGATGTCTTGGTTTGAATATCGAAGCGGATCCGCTCACGCATTTTTCCTATGTTTACGCTTTTTGGCATTAAATAAAGGTTTTTTTGTACGGTCTTAAAATAGCCGTCACGCTATAAGGTAAAGAAGAAATCGATACGTCTACTGCGCTGTCTTGCCTGTTCTCGTACATTTCACCTGCAAGCATTTTAATAGCTTGCTTAATAGGCTCTGCTATTGCTGCGTTAGCTGCTGTATACTCTACTATGTAACCTTGATTAGTGCCAGAAGTTAAAGATAGTATTCTGTTTACTCTAATGTTCTTAACTTCTAAACCAGTGCTTACGAAGTCGGTTGTCGCTGTTTCCACACCGTTTACCCCTACGATCTTAACCGCGCTCACCGCTGTAACTGGGCTGAATGGCAGCACTAAGTTGTAATAAGTTCCTTCTGTGTCCCACGCTTCAAAATCATAGAAATAAGTCTTTAGTGACTTAGTGATTAAAGCTTGTCCTATAAACTGCTCAACTAGCATCCTTGCCGATGTTATAAGAGCAGTTATTAGATCGTCATCGGTTGTAAAGTCAACTCTTATAAAGTTCTTCAATTGGGCTAATGTAATCGGCTCACTTCCTGACTCGCTTACTAATTGGTTTTGAATAATCATTTTTTATTGAGCTTTTTTAGAGGCTTAGTTTTAAGCGCTTCTAATGGCTTGGTTATTTTTGCGCTAGCTATAGACTCACGAACAACGCAGATAGATATTAAGTAGCGGCCTTGCATATCGCTCACCTCGTACTTGTCACCCTTTGCTTTCATCTCGTGGTTTGGGT